GGACTCTTAAGTTCCGTTCAGCTGTGAGAGGATTTTCTACTTACCGCTGTAATACAGCGTAAGTCCCCGACCTTGCGGTCGGTTCTGGGTCCGCTTTCGCGGGCTCTGTATCACCTTCGGGTGATGTGAGGAGTGATGATGACGTCTGGCACTTTCGTTCAAAATGAGTTAGTCTCATCTGGACCTGTAGACTATGGCTCTGATATTAAGGGAAGGTTCTTCTCTCGTATCTGGAGCGGGCAGGATACCACTACGACCGCCCCCCTTCGGGGGGATGGTTCGGTGTGGGACGATGCGCATAGTTTTTCCTTTTCGGCGCGAGCCGGGAAAGGAGAGGTTTTAATCTCGCAGAGCGTACCGAAATTCGCTCGGCGGTTCCAGGCGCGCGCTCCTAAGCGCGCGCGTTTGACCGAAAACCCGTATTCCGCAGTTATCAGAGATGATACCTACGGTACGTTCTTGTTCTCAGGTTACCTTGGAGTTCAGCCTATCAGGACGTTCGGAAATTGTGAATATTCGAACTTATCTGAGGAGCCAGACTTCAATTGGACTGGGAACGATGATTTGAAGTTGCTGTCCAAGCTTCGCAATAGCGTTGCAGGGTCGGACTTCAACGCAGGCATTATGATTGGAGAAAGCCGTGAGGCCCTTTCCATGATTAGTAATGCTGCGACTCGCATCTACTGGGGTTACCGCGCTGCTAAGCATGGTGACTTCCGGTCGGCCGCGAGGTATCTTACGAACGGTACAGATCGAAGACAGCTGTCGAAGAAGACTTCTTCTTCCAACTGGCTAGAGCTGCAGTACGGGTGGCTTCCTTTGTTAAATGACGTGAAAGGTGCCTCCGAGTTTTTAGCTCGGATGCACTCTTACCCGTCTCAAAGGACGCATCGTGTGAGTGTCCGGTCTGTGGGCTTGCGCCCCCCGAATACCGGGACTCCCTCTGTTACTCGGTACAATGACTTCCTAGTCACGCGTACTAAGTATTTGAAAGCCGTGATCTCCGAAATTGACGAGGCTTCGCTCTCTGGGCTCACTGATCCTTTATCAGTGGCTTGGGAGCTGGTCCCGTACTCTTTCGTCGTCGACTGGTTTATTCCAGTTGGCTCATATCTTTCCAACAGAGGCCTTGCCCGTTCTCTTACAGGCAAGTACGTTACGACTACCGTCGATAGAGTAAAGTTGGGCGGCTTTGGGAAATCACCGTCCGCTACCCCCGAGACATTTGTCTCCCCCAAAGAGGGGACTATGTCAAGGGGTGCGGTGGAGATGACCCGAACCGTCTCGTACTCTCTCGACGTTCCGATGCCGGCTGTGAAGCCGTTATCCAAAGTCGCATCATGGCAGCATGCAGTGAATGCAGTTGCCCTCCTCGTCAACTTGAAGTGATTCGAGTTGGCTGCGTCGTTGCTAATTCTGGCGCGATGTGTCTGAAACGTTCCCCGGGTGCTAAACCGGTGGTCCTACTTCCAGCAACTTACCATGTCAGCAATTGCAGATATCGTCGCCTTTGATGGCGCCGCGTCCCCAGTCTCGCATACCTTTAAGGCTATCAGCGTGACCCGTGAAAAGGGTCTCGTTAAAGCCGAATGGCGCGAGGCTGTGGCGTCTCTTCCTGTTTACGCCCAGGCCCGTGTCTCGATGACTATCGAGAAGACGAAGTCTGGCGTTTATAAGACAGAGAGCAGAGTCGTAGTCCCTGTGATGGAGGCTGTGACTAATCAGAACGCAGCGGGTTATACCGCTGCACCTAAGGTTGCTTATGAAAACACCGTTGTTACCACCGGTTGGTTCCATGAGCGTTCTGATATCACTGGCCGACGTCTTGTCCGCCAGCTGGCCGTGAATATCGATGGTAGCATAGCTACCACCGTGACTCCGGTCGCTACTGGCCCCGTTCCGGAGCTGTTTGACTTGCTTGTGGCACCAACCTGATGCCCCATCGGTTTCATTAGAAACCGGACATTTTGTCGCAAGACCCCACCTATTCCAAATCTATGGAGAGGATTTATGCGTTTTACACATTGGGAACAGCCCTCCAGTTCGGGGGCAACGGACGAGATCCTATCTCGGGTCGCTTTGGTTCACTGTTCGAGGATTAACTCGATACATGTGCGAAGGTTTTTTGAATCGTGCTTGCACGAGAAGGATTTCCTGAGTATCTGTAACTATGAACCTGATTACGGCAGCATCAGTGTTTACGATGCCATTCAAGTCCGGCAGATCTGCGCCTTCTTCTCGAAGAGGGCTGATCGAACCGAACCTGGGCACAATAAGCGCTTAGCAGCTGTGAAAACGTTCATAGAAGCCGAAGAGCTTTGCTTCAAAACAAATGATATCCTCGTGAAGAAGCGCCGAGGGGAGTTTTATTTCCCCGCGGGTGTTGAGTCGGTATTGCACCGCGCTCAGCAGAAAATCGCCTTCATTCTCGGAGATATTCCTTTGTTAGAAGACCTCAAGCTCCGTTTCGGCCCAGGCGCAACGACGCAAGTCAAAAAAAGAAAGGCGTCGGCTAAGTCTAAACTTAGTCAGACGTTCGCTTGTAGCGAAGATCTTCTCCCGATGGCGCAAGCCTGTCTGGAGGAGTTGCAGGGCTGGATCTTTCCACTCCACGGGGTGGATGGTGAAGACACTGCCTCTGTAACCCTCGAGATACATCGTGGGAAACTCAGCTTCGTCCCTAAGTCATTCAAAACTGATCGATCGATAGTCGTCGAGCCTTCTTTGAACAGTATGTTCCAGATGGGTATCGGCGATTATATCTCAGATCGGTTAAGAATGGCTGGTGTGAACCTTCGAGATCAGACGCTTAATCAGCGGATGGCTCTAGAGGGGTCGCTTACCGGCGCTTTAGCAACGCTGGACCTAAGTAGCGCTTCTGATACAATCGCGTACGAGCTCATTTATGAACTTTTACCGATTGATTGGGCACTCTGGCTTTCACACTTCCGATCTGGAAAAGTGATGGCCGAGGGTGTCGAACTGAAGCTCCAGAAGTTCTCGTCCATGGGGAATGGTTTTACATTCCCTCTGGAGAGCCTTATCTTTTACGCCTTGGCTTACGCCTCGACGAGCGAAGATGAGTGTGAGAAAGTATCGGTGTATGGTGACGATATTATCGTCCCCGTCGCCGCGTACCCTCTACTGACAGAGGTGCTTCGCTGCGTTGGCTTTTTAGTCAACGCTTCTAAGTCCTTCTGTTCTGGGCCCTTCCGCGAAAGCTGCGGGGCAGACTACTTAAAGGGAATCAACATCAGACCGTCTTATATAAAAGACGTCCTTCATACTTTTGATCTTTTCCGACTACATAATCAATATGTAAGAAGGGACGATCATGAGTGTGCTCAAATCCTCCTTGAATACGTCGACCCATCTCTTTACAGATATGGGCCTGACGGCTACGGGGACGGGCATCTTATAAAAGATGTCCCGTTAGCGCCTCATCAGAGGCGTCGAGGGTGGAGTGGATATGTTTTCGAATCATACACTTTCCGCCCTAAGAAGGACTTTCGGGTCCTTCCGGGTGATAGGGTGTATCCCATCTATTCGTCGTATGTACGCTCGAAGGCATTGGCCAGAGATGTGCTATTCTCTCGGGGTATCCCCTCGGGCGACGATAAGCGACTTTTGGATATGGATAACCTCCCTATCCACGAGTATAGCCGTGATGGCAGACTCGGCGTTAGCATTCCGGGTGTTCGTGGACATAATTTGGTGAAGATATACGTCCTCGGGTAGAATTCTAC